TTTATACCCTCATATAAGATTACTCCCATATATTACGAAATAAAAAACCCCGCGTCAAGCGGGGCTTTTTCAGTTATCGTTTACGGCGTCTCTTTGGATTGTTTGCTTCCTTACGCAAACGGTCATAATCTTTGCCGTATAACAGTCGGCCGATCCAATTAAGTAGAAACATTAGCGATCTCCGACAAACTATTAAAACGTTCCAAAAGTTTTTCACGTTCCGAATTTGACGCCGTAAGCCAAATATCTTGAATTATTTTAAGATAGCTAATTGCAGTATTTGAATTTTCTACAATTTTCCGACGGTGGTTTACCCCGTTTCCGGCCTTATCAAAAAAGCTGTCCATATCTGGACTGTTAATCGCACTTTTCAATAATTCAAGTTTATCTTGCATAAAGCTTAAATCACTTATTAAGTGACGTTCAAGTTCAAAATGGTTCATTGATTTTCCTCCTATTTTACCATTTCTTCAAAATTATTTTTCATAAAATCATAAACATGCCACGCGGCTGATTCAATTAATTCTACAATAAGTTGGGTGTCCCAATCTTCAAAAGGATACCATTTATTCTCATCAATCCATTCTTCTATTTTCTCATTTTCCCAATCAATCGCCTCAACTGGCAATTCATTGGTAAGAAATTGTGCGCTCATGCTACAAAACAAGGTGTCTTTTACCCTCTTCGGATCTTGATCAAAATCATACATCAATCTCTCCTCATAAAATTAGATATGTAGGAGTTTATGGGATTAAATAGGAGAAATCAAGTTGAAAACGTCATCCCAAACAAATTTCTTTTCTTGCTGCAAAACTGGTTTGGTTTTTAAACCGTTTGTTTTTAAATCAATCACCTGTTCTGCATGATACAAAAAAAGAAACGGATCACTGTCCGCCTTGCTTTGTTTTTTTACCAATGTCCAACAGCTAGAATGTTTATGTCTAACGTGCCAAGCAACTTGGTGCGGACTAAGCTTGACCGCATTGGCTTTGCAAAACTTTAACTCGACGAAATGAAACTTACCTTTTTCATCACAAATCAAAAGATCTGGAATACCTTGGCTTGCCCAGTTTTCTATTCGCGTAAGAATAAACCTACGCTTTGACCTCTTCGAAGCTGCCTTCAATTGTTGGTATAGTGCCGCTTCCTTCTTCGTCTGGGGTAATGTCAATTGCTCCATACGTTCTTTTTAATTCGTCCAAAGCTTTTTGGACTTCCTCTTTGCTCATGCTATCGATACTTCCATGACGGACTTCAGACTTGCTTACATAAATATCACCTTGCGCCTGTCCTCTTCTATATTCAGCTTGAACGGCGGCACTATACGCACCGTTTTCAATTGCTATGTCTCTAATTCTTTGCAGATCTCTAACATGCCTTTGATAGGTGACACCAAACTTGGAATCAAGTTCGTCCCGATATTTCTTGATCGCCGCACAAACATGTGGGCTGATATGAGGGTTTGTCATCTGGGAAGCTCGAACAGGAGCAGACTTGGAAGTATATCCCGCTCGTTCTGCCGCTTCTGTCATAGTGATGGTTCCATCATTAGAAACCAGTTCTTTTACAAATTTCTCTTGTTTTCGTGTTAGAGGTGAGTTTTCGTTTAAACGCTTTCGACCTCTAGCCTCATCCGGATTTTGCTTTGTATAACGTTTTCCGGTGGGTTTTTTCTTTGGGCGTAACACCAGACCCTTTGGAATTGATGGTGAAGTAACCATTTTATCCTCTTTATTTTGCTATAAATCGAGACATAACAAGCAAAAAAAATTAAATCTAGTGTGAGAATATATAAGAATATATATAAGAATGGCAAAAGTAACACCAATAAAATAAAGGTGTTACCCAAAAAAGTTACCAGAAAATTGTTTATTTATATATAGATAGATACAAAAGTAACACGGTAACACGGGTAACACCCCCTAAACGCAAAAATTATTTTTTTTATTTTTCCTCTATATAAGTAAAAGGCGATACCTTTGTACCGCCTTTAAATTACCAGTGTCCTGTTAAAACTCCGATTATCCAAATGAGAACCATTGCTATAACTACAAGAGCAAAAACTAAGTCTCCAAAATTTTTAATCATTTTATTCCTTTTCTTGATTTAAAACTTCCTCTAAATAATTTTGTAGCCCAATCTTCTCGTCACAGTCTGGCAAACTGCAAAGCCAATTATATTGTTCCCGTAAGAGCTTGTAGTCTATTTTATTGGGTTCGCACATCATTCTATAATTTACATCACCCATTAGAAACAACTTCCTTTAGATATGGCCGCCACGATTTATTTTTACCTTCGATAAAAGTGCCCTCAAACCCACCGCCTTCGTCTTCATAGCTTGCATTTACTTCTATTCCCATTTTATACAAGGTTTGCCAAACGGGAACGGGCGGTGCCCAAGCTGTCCAACATTTAAATGTAAACCAATATTTGGTGTAAGCATCAAAAGAAAACTCAGTGTAATTTTCTCTTGTAATCTCTTCCACTATTTCTACTTGGCAAACGTCCCATTTGGTATTCCAATTTTCATTTCTCCAATCGTACCAATCGCATTCTGCACCATCCCAAAGTTCGAAGGGCATAGGAATGATTAACTGATTAAATTGTGGGTTTTTTGCACAACCGTTTTCAAAGCCGTTTTCGGTTAATCCGTTCCACAACAACCTGACCAGTTTATGCACTCCTTCAATCCGTACCTGTTGATAACAATGATTAGGCATTGGCGTTCTCCTCTCCAAACTGTTCGTGCCACGCGGCAAGTATTTTAACGTTAATGACGGCTTCGATTGACTCGTGGTTCGCGGCATAGAATCCAAGGTTTCTGGCACCTTTAGTAAGGATTTGGTTTGAGTCGCCATCGTTATACCAACGGTAGTAAGCGTTATTTGCTTTACGGAGTCTTTCGAGGTGGTAATTTTTTCCGTTTGTTGATGAGCTTGGCATTGTTGCCATACCTATTGTTGGGTGAAGTGCGTCTTTGATGTAGACGAGTTTTTCATCGATCAGGTTGATGAGCCGTGCGAGGGGTATTTCGTACCGTCCATTGCCTGCCCAGTAAGTTTTTTCTTTATCAAACTTCATAAATTTTTCTCCTATAAAAAGATATTCCAAGTATGGGACATTATGGGACATACGTCAAGACAAAAAATAAACCCCGCCGTGAAGCGGGGTTCGTTGTTTATTCTTCGGGATCTGGTGCCCAATTATTTGCCCATTCGATGGCGCATCTATTGGTACAGAACTTACCCGCATAAAGGGTGTAGGATTCTCCATCCCAAAGGGACAGGCTGTAGTTAGTAACTACGTTACCTTCCGTATCTTTGTGTTGGTATGAGCTATCCTTTACGATCTGAAGATTGCCTTTATAAGGCTCGGTGCTCCAGTATGACTCGGTAAGTTTTTTGGCGTGGGTGCCGCAATTGCAGCACCTCACTTTACTTTTCCAAATCATTCCTCTTCCTTCCCAAGCCATTACGCGTCCTCCAAATTTTTAAGATGGTAAGCGGCTCTTTCACGAAGCACTCTATCGGTTATTTCCATAAACTCTTCTTTGGTATAATTAGAAGCGTTAGTAGCTAAACCGATGTGGTCTTTAACTTCTTGAGGTTGAATAGGCATTTCTTTCAAATCCTCATCATATCTCCAAACGCCGTGTATATTCTCGACAATGTAACTTCGAATATAGAATTCTTTCCAATTCTTTTCAGTTATTTCACCGAGTCCGACATTCGCGGTTGCAAAAATCAAAGCACGAGTTGTAGGCCATACGTCATCAGATTTGTAATCTGCTTTGACGCCTTTTAAATTATAATCTAAAGACATGTTTATTTCCTCAAATAAAAAGATGATACTGACATGATCGGGCGTTGCCCTAGTCGGATGAAATATTCAATTGTCAAATAACGTATAGGCATAGCTCTAGCCTATGTATAAGAATATATCATAAACTCCCATACATTACAATATGACAAATTGTCGCACCCTAAGTCATTGTTTTTAAATGATTTTTTTAAAAGTCCGGTTCAAACACAACGCCGTCTTCGTCCAACTTTTGATAGTAGCTAATCTCTTTCGCGAGATCCGCGAGCCGTGGGTCATCGACTCCGCAGTCCCATTCGATGTCGTCGTATTGTTTTTCTAAACGTTTTAAAATTTCTTTTAGTGTATCCAAGATCTTCTCCGGTGTTCGATTTTTACGCCCGATTCTTTTAACTTATCGACGAAGTCGTCGAGTTCTTCGTAAGCGGCAAAAAGTTCTTGTTCGATTCGTGGCCGTGCATCTTCTCTTCGGCTTTCGTCTTTGAGATTATCCACTTGTTTTTTTAAAAATTTCAACATGGAGGCTTGCCAGTCTGTTAATTGTTCGTCACCCATTATCGATACTTCTTTCTTGCTTTTGTTTTCCCTTTTATTGGCGGAAGATCCGCGGTTAGTGCGTCGGGGTTATTGCGTTTCCAACGTGTATTAACGCCTATATTTTGGTTGAGTTCACGCAAGAACTCTTCTGCCGTTGTTTCCCCGTCTACTATATCTTGCACACGGTCTGCGACATAAAACAAGCAAATCCGATCATCTATCATAATTAATCCTTCCTCGGTAAGTGATAACTTTTTAAAACTCCAAAGGCGGGGTGCCCCGCTTCGTATCCTTCTATCCATTGTCTCCAGACGCCATCGATCATTTGTACATTTTGCCAGTGAGCTTCGGCGCGTCGAAAAAAGCCGCGTCTGAAATGAAGACCTTGTCGGCCTCCATTTCCTTCTTCGTAATGTTTGGCATCAACGGCTTTATCGACGTTCCACGAGACCATGTTCCATTGTTCTGCTATGAAGTCGCGAAGGACTTTTTTGAGGGAATGTTTTTTCGTTTGGCTTACTGATTTTCTGCCCTGTCTTACAAACCGCGGGTTGTTGATGGTTTGTAAAAATGCCGCAACTATTCTTAAAGCCTCTGATTCTTTAATGCCTTCGGAACTCGTTCTTTTAGGACTGATACCAAATTCACCTTTTTCACTATCAATAGACCCCAGAATATTTGGAAAAGGCTCCACTCTGCCGTGATCTATGTTGCGCGTAAGAACCGTAATTGAAAAATTTGTTGTGCTTCCGTCATTTAAACGAGGCGTACAAACAAACATGACTTCTCCAAAAGTTCCATCTTCTTCTCTAGTATACGGATCAATATCCGGCCAATTGTTTACATACAATCCAACCGCCGGAGCGGGCAATATTACTTTAGGACTGGGGGGAACCTGTCTATTCGGATACATTTCATGCATGTTGGCTTCAATATAATCTGTTAATTCACTGCAATCAAAAAATTGAATGTCTCTTGCTAAAGTGTTTGCAAAATCGTGAGTTGTCGCGGGCACCAAATTGTGAGGTAGTGGCCTTGCGGGAGCCTCTCTTAAACTCCGTACTGTATCCCGTACAAAGTAAAGCATCTCTCGTCTTGTCGGTTGATTTTTAGATCGTTTTCCACGCCCATGCGGTGTTTGACGTCCATGACCACGACCGGCGTGTGTCATAAAACCTCGTTTAGCACGATCCACAAAACTTAATTGTTCGCCTAAAGACGCATCCTCATTCAAGTCTATATTTTTCATTGACTTAGAAGCTCTTCTAGCCATTGTCGCCTCCTTTCCAAAATATTTTTCGTATTCATCAAAATGTTCAATCAAACCGGCTTTACTGCCTCTTTTGATCGCTGCGCCAGTTACACTTGCTTTTCCATGACCTCGTTTAGCCATCATACCCCCTCAAACAATCTATAAATCCTTCTGATCTGAGGTCGTCCATGTAAGGGATTTTAAATCCTTCTTCATTGGGGTTGTCTATGTATGCGTTGTCTTCATCAAACAATACACTTTTTTTAAGAGTAAGAGGTTGCCCCTTACTGTTAGTAAAAATTTTATTATTACTTAAATCCCGAAAACAAAATTCTTGTGGATTTAAATCCACTCTTAAAACACCTTTATATTCCATAACTTACTCCTCATCATAAGATAATGTATAGGAGTATATGGGATAATTATTAGAAAGTCAATGTATATCTGATAAAATGTGTTCTTGCATCTCTACATGGGCGGATGCAGACGCCATTGCATTGCCAATAATGCCTGTTACGTCCTGTTTGTCAGGACTTCCAAGGATTAATCTGTAAATTACTCCAACGAGGAGTCCGGTGTACGCGGCTCCCGCGTCGAGATCGTCATCGATTAGCTGATCGATTAGTTTGTTAGCTTCTTTTATAGCTATAACGTAGCTATCTTGGTTAGTACTATCAGACATGAAAACGCCCCAGTATCTGTTATGGTAGATAACTGAGGCGCGTCCATATCTTTTTAATATGAGGTACGTCCCAGATATATGATTGTATGCGATAAGTCAAGCGTTTTCTTGCTCAAGCTTATACTTTTCAAAAATTATTCTAAGTTGACCACTAATCGTGCGTCCTTCCTTCTGAGAAATCTCTTTTATTTCTCTGTAAACTTCTATCGGAACGAGAACGCTTTTCCATTTATCGGTATCCATATATAAACCTCTCTACTTTTGTAAAACAATATAGGATGTTATGCGAAATAGCAAGAAAAATCCGCCGATTTTTACATCGGCGGAAGTTGCGAGGTCCTTTTGCTAGGACATGTCGAGCAGTATAACCATAAGCCTTAGACGGATTCACCCCAAGAGGGGCCGACTTCTACGTCGCAAAGGCTAGGCACACTTAATGGTACTGCATTTTCCATCATTTTGGCAATACTTTTTGCGTCTTCTTCATTTTTAACAGACATTGCTATCTCGTCGTGGATTTGAATAAGAGGTAATCTACCGCTTTCATATATATCCACCATAGCTTTTTTGGTCATGTCCGCCGCAGACGCTTGAATCAAACGGTTCAAAGCCTTGTAGGTATACGCACGTTTCAAACGTGTGGTATCTCCATACGTCTTTACCGCCTCTTCATAAGGAAGAGCCTTGTTCATGGCAAAGCTATCTGGCTCCCAGAGATTAAAACGTAGCTTACGTCCAAGCAAGGAACGTAAAGCACCGCGACTGTCCTTTTCGTTCAGTCTGTTCATAACACCGTTCATCAAAGCTTTAACAAAAGGCACCCGCTCGTGGTATTGACCAACTATGTCTTTGGCTTCGTCCACGGGTATGTCCAATTGATCCGCCAGTTTGTTAACGCCCATACCGTACATCATGCCAAGATTAATTGTTTTGGCTTGCTTACGCGGGATCTGCGCCATCTCTGCAACCATAGTATGAAAGTCTGTGCTACTGTCTTCGTTATAACTGTCCACAAACTCTTTGGCTCCTTTCAACGGACGGTTCCTTTGTTCACCAAACAAATGTGCATAGTGAACCAAGATCCGTGGTTCTTGTTGCGAGAAGTCTATAGCCGCCCACTGGTCTCCTTCTTCCGGTAGAAACAGACTGCGTATCATTGGTCCCAGTTCTGGATCTCGTGCCGGAATTTGTTGAAGGTTGGGGTGGTTCATGGATATTCGTCCAGAAACCGTGCCGCCATCGTCAGATCTAATTTGATTAATGTGCGCGTGTATGCGTCCATCTGATCGGCAATGCTTGAGAATAGTGTTGATAAACGTGCCAGACGTTTTGTTTAGGTTTCTGGCTTGCACGATAAGTTGTGCCAGTTCGTGCGGGTGATCAGAAAGAAACCCTTTTGTAAAAGACGGCTGACCTTTTTCTGTGCGTTCATAAGGAAGAGACGCTTCTTCAAAGGCTTTTGCTATAGATTGCGCCGCCCAGATCTCTACGTTGAACCCAACCAGATCCTTTATTCTTTTTAAAACTTGCTTCTCTCGTTTGAGAAGATCATTTCTGGTACGCTCTGCACGATCCATATCTACACGAACACCACGCCAAGTCATGTCCACCAGACAGGGCAAGAGCCGTGTTTCGATATCAACGATACTTGTAAGGCCGTCTTTTGACGCTTCAACAGAGAAATAATTATAAAGTTCTAATGCCAATTCGGCGTCTGCTTCTGCATAGGGTCCGACAAACATGGCGGGCAGTCTCCACATTTCTGCTTTGGGATCTACGCCAAAAGCTTTTGCGGCTTCCACCAGTTGTTTCTCTGATTTTACTTTGCCTAAATAATCAAACGCTAGAGAGTTAAGAGTGTAACTAAATCTGTTCTCATCAAGCAAGGAGGCTATGACCATTGTATCGATAATCTTGCCGTTGATGGTAAAGCCCATACGCCGTGCCCAACCCGCATCGTATTGTGCGTTGTGCATAATTTTATCAGCGGGACTTTC